AGTCGTAGCATGATCGTGCCGTCTTCATGCGGGCGGTAGTTCTTTGGGATCTCCAGGCCTCCCACGCCAGCTTCGCGTGCTACTTCAGAGACGAAGTTGCAACAGTCAACGCCGAGCCCTTTTATGTTTCCTTGGTGCTGAAAGCGAGTCCCGCGCCAACTACGTGCAGCGTTTACTAATCGTTGTGCAAGTGTGGTCATGTGGCTAAATGTCTTATTGAATCACATCCTGGACATACACTCTGATGTTCCCTACTGAGTACGTGAGACTCTAGTACTCTCACTTGGTCCAAAGCCTTGTTGTACGAACTTCGAAGCCCGCCATAGTCTTGATGCCGATCACGAAGCACTTCTAACTCGATAATTAGACCCCTAAGAATCTCAGACTCCTTCAATGTGTACAGGCGATCTGTTTGTGCAAGTGTGGTTGACATTGCTCTGTTGATAAGAAAATAACTATTCGGGGTATTGAAGGATCGCCTTTAGCGTTGGAAGATCAGGCTCACCATTAAACTGTTCCATTGCCCCAAACTTATCCCGTGCTTGTTGTCTTGAGCCATCGTAACCAGCGATCAGGGTTACGGTATTTCCGATCGCGATCACGCCGCGCATTGGTAGCTGCAATTCGATCACATTCCCAACACTTGATTTGATTTCCATCTTCAGCCCTGAGTTTGCGCCGCTGGTGAATTCTGCACGGCCATATTTGAAATAGTCATTTACCTGTGCGGTCCCGCCAACAGTAAAGTTCATTCTGTCCACAACTGCCGTGACGGTTCGTGCGTGAGTGAACGCTGTCATTGAAACCCCGAGATCTTCCGGTCTGCGGTTGCGATCTATAGGGCTTGTAAGCTCCCCTATCTCTTGACTCAACAGATCCGACAGCGATCTAAACTCAACTCTAAAAGTCCCGTTGTTGATCGAAAACTTTCCCGCCTGCCCTTTCATCTTCCCGACTGATCCGGTCACAGTCGCGCTCGCTGCTCCGGTAGCAGGATCATATGCAATGTACTCAAAAGTAATCTTTGCGTTCTTCCACCTCCCGCCTTGGATATCCTGCTCAGTAACGATGTCGTCAAGTACGCCAAAGAGTTCCACGTGGTTGGCGTCGAGTCCTAGGGTTTGAGTAAAACGGGAGGGCTCGACGGGTGCGGCTGTGTAGGTAAGAGAGTTAAAGACTACGTTGCGCGTGTGCGCTACATAAGATGCGCGGGTGCTATCAGTGGCCAGCATGGTCCAAAGAGGTATTAGAAAGGTGACGTTGCTCGTTAGATGGCTGAGCATGGAGGCCGAAACTGTCATTGAACTGTCAGCATAAGTGAGGAAGAGGATTTAAGTTTTCGAGGCCGGGTTCTTCTTGGCGGAGTTTTTCCGAGGACGGCCAGGTTTGCGATTCTTTACCAGAGCGAGATCCTTTTCATTAATCATGTAAACACCGCCAATCATTTGTGCGGGCAGGCGACCGTCCTTCAGGAAATCCTGTACGCGCCTGACGCTTAAACCCAGCCGAGCGGCGGCATCCTTGGTGGAAATCAGCGCCATTTAAGGCCGGATTCTACCGTGATAAAATCTCCACGTCAACACGCATAATTAACTTGCGGAAACTCCGCGTTTATGCGTATACTCTGAACTCTGAACTTCAAGAAGCGGGTCGCCAAGGTGCAGTAAACACCCCGGCAACCCTGACCACAACATCTACAGAGGAGATGATATGGCTTCCAGACAATCTAACGTACGCAGAATCAAGACTCAACCCAAACTTACATCTGAAGAGATCAGGCGCATAGCTGAAAAGCTTGCAGTGCGAATCGAGCACGACGCGGAAGAGACGGCCCTATTACTACTGTTTCTAACGCATCTGGACGCCTTGATCCAACAACGCGATTCGTACCTCGATATTTGGTCCGCGCTTTACGAGTTCAGACAACACCTGTTCCTCGGCACATCTGCCGCCGACCACGCACAGGAAGAATTTCAGGCCAAGGCTTACCAAGATCGCGGCAAGCTCCTGATGTGGCCGAATGAAAGGAAGGAATCGAAATGAAGCCTTCCATAACTCGGCGTTCAGGCCAACAGACCTTCAACATAGCTACAATTCTACACGGACTTAAACAGCCAGAGTACGTCGCCCTAACAGGCGATCGTGGTGAACTGCGCGACGGCGACAAGCTACTCGTGGATCGTCTCCGCAAACCGCGGAAAGGTGATTGGGTGATCTGCGACGACAAGGATGGCTACCACGTTTGCGAATATGAGAGCGCGAAAGAAACAGGCGAGATCTACGCGGTTGTGGTTTCCTTAGTTCGAGACTTCCGCAAGATCAAACGTCCAAAATCACCGTCACCAGATAAAAGGGTTTCTCAATTGAATGCCGCCCTGTCTCGACTTGAGCGGGTTCCAGAAAACGAGGCCGAGCGATTCCGTCTTGAGACCGAGATCTTCAACCTTGAGCACGAATCGAACACTGAAGAATGGCCGGATGTGATTGGAGGGAAGGTATGAGCAATCAACACCTTCACAACACAATCGGGAACGTGATCGGAGAAGCCCGGAAACGCTTAAAGGATCGTCTGAAGGCTGGCACGGATTTAGACGCTGCCATATCGCTGTTTCTTTCTGAGTTGAAATTAGAACTCGATCAGGTAGTTAAAAACTTAAATCCTCGAACCACGCTAGACTGATTTTGATTTGGCGGAGTGTTCGGGGCTATACGATTCACTTCGCATTAACTGAATACTTCGCCAGCATAACTCTTGGTTCCAACGATAGCCCGTTGAGGATCAGGAGTTTTTGCTTTTGTTAGGAGAATCAAATATGCCAACTAAGAAACAAGAGAAAGATGAAACGATCATCGTCACTGAAGTCCACGAAGGGCGGGTTGATGCCGTACTGGTAGGACGCAGCCCCTTGCTCTTAAACCGCATGGCGGAAAAGGCAAAACGTGAACTGCTATTCCCATCCGGGAGAAAGACCAGTGCCGATAAGGCGGCGAACATGAAGCACAATCCGCTCGAGGAGTTTCGCGCGTCAGCCCACCAACTACCGATCGGACCGACGCTTTTAGGATTTCAGGCCGCAGGCGTAAAACGAGCTATAGCAAGCGCGGCACTGGACATGCCTGGAAGCGTATCGAAAGCAAAGATCGGGCGACTTGCTTGGGTTCCGGGTGAGATACTCGGCGTTTACGGCCAGCCGCAGATCTTTATGACCGTAGTACGCATGGCCGACATGAATCGAACGCCAGATATTCGGACCTTTGCGATCGTGCCCCGTTGGGCCATTCGGGTTCAAGTGGAATTTGTTGAGCCATTGGTCAATCCAACAGTGATTCTCAACTTGCTCATTGCTGCGGGCATGTACATTGGCATCGGTGATGGGCGCAACGAGAAAGGGAAACTTTCTTACGGGCAGTTTCAGGTTATGAGCACTGTTCAGGCAGAAGCAGATCCAGCGGTTCAAAAGATCTTCTCTGAAGGGCGAGACGCGCAGTTGGCCGCGCTGGATAATCCAGAGCCTTACAACGATGAAACGGGAGAACTGTTGACGTGGTTCGATGCTGAAGTAAAAACCAGAGGCAAGAAGTTGGTAGCAGTATAGGAGGAGGGCAAATGGAAACTATGGATAACAAAAACCGGAACGAGATTCACGCCATACTCGCCGATCTCGAATCGAAAGAACTATTGACACCCGATAACGTTATCGAGGCGGCACGCGATCCAAAGAGCCCGTTGCACGAAGAGTTTACTTGGGATCTCAAGCAAGCCGCGCTGATGACGTGGAGATCACAGGCCCGAGCTTTGATCTCACAATTCCATATCACCATAACGGTCCATCGCAAGGTGTACACGATACAGGAGTTTGTGGAAGCGCCTGGAAAGGCAGAGAGGGAACAGGGATACGTTGCTTTCACAAGAATTAAAGACAAGAAAGAATTAGCGCGCGAGTTTTTGGATCGTGAGTTAGGCATAGCTGAAACGTATGTAACCAAGGCGGCGGATTACGCCCGCGCTCTCGGACTTGAAAAGAGAGTTGCAAAGGTGATACAAGAAATCGCGGCGGTGCGAGTCGAGGCTCAAACAAAAACCAGCAAGGCTAGCCACGCAGCCGTGCACTAGACGAGATGTACCTGACGAGACACGACTGGCAGTGACGAGAAAAGACGTGCAGTTACAAGACGAGACATGATACGACTCTACTTGCCGAGCCAAGACAGAAACGACAAGACGGACGGGACACGACGGGCGACGCCAAGACGCGAAGGGCCAAGACACGACTGGTCCAGACGGACGCGACCAGACGACCCATGAAAGACCAGACCTGACACGCTAAGACGCGACAAGACATGACGGGCGTGACGAGCCACGAATTGTCAAGACGAGACGAGACGGGGCCGTGACGTGGCTTGACGAGACGGCCAAGACCGGACTTGACGCGAAATGCCACGACATGCCGGGACGAGACGGACCTGACGGGACCAGACACGATACTTCGAGCCGGGACTGGAAGAGATATGACAAGACGGTCATGATTTGACGCGCAATGACATGACAAGACGAGAACGCCAAGACGGGATGAGACCTGTCGAGACGGAGGTAGGGAAGCGGTCACTTTGGTGTGACCGCTTTCGTTTGACAGCCGCCAGTCAGCGCGAATAGACTCATACTCGCCCAAGATCCTTGTTAAGAAAGGCTAATCCCCGCCATGATGCTCTTTGTACGGCTAGTCATTTGTCTCG